GCAGTCGAGGTCGTACCAATTCTTAGTCATGATGACTTTATCACCAACACCGACACGGACGGCATTGGCTGCGTCCCACTTGTTACGTGGTAGGCTAAGCGTGTGACGATCATTGTCCATAAGGACAGTCTGTAGCGTAGCATTGAGCTTCAATGTACCAACCCATGACTTATTAGCAGGGGTGATAATCTGATTGTTCAATGCAGTGTAGTCAGCCTTGTCTAACGCAGCAACGAGTTCATCGACAGGCTTATCTGTGATGATCCGTGTGAAGTCAGGGTTAGGCATGGGTGCGGTACCACCGAGGATGCGCTGTGCATTCAATAGAATACCACTGTCATCAGCGGTGCGATGTACCTTGTCTAAGTAAATGCCATTGAACTTATCAAGGAGTATCTTGAACGGTGCAGGCTTCTGCGCTAGGATAGGACTACTCTCAATAGGCGGTAGCTGTGATACATCACCGAGGACAATGAGCCTAGCACCTGATTGCAATGCGTCAATGAGGTTACGGTGTAACTCATAGTTAACCATCATGTACTCATCACCGATGACTACATCACATTCCAGTGGGTTCTCCTTAGTACGACGTGGGAACGTGTCACCGAATGGCTTACCAGTCTTATCGTCGATTTCCAATGGACGAGTGTACTCTAGCAGCATGTGCAGTGTACCAGCAGGTAAGCCAGTAGCCTCACGGATACGCTTAGCAGCTTTGCCTGTAGGCGCAGCTAGCTTAACAGTATACCCTGCCTCAGTCAGTCCATTGTAAATCATACGCATGATAGTAGTCTTACCGCTACCCGCTGGACCAGCGACAGCAGAGATGCGTTTACTTACATCTAGTCCTTGTTCTACAGCTAGACGCTGCTTGTCATCAAGCTGCTCTAGTGTAATCTCATTACTCATGGACGCACATCCTCATATTCTTTGATGAACTGCTTACCTGCATCGGTAATAAGATAACACGTGCCACGCTTAGTCATCTGACTACTAGGCTCTACAGTGAGCAGTCCCTCATTGCGCAGCGCCATCATCCATGCCTTGCATCCTTCAGGGAAGGTAGTAGGAGAATAGTTACGCAGTGTGCGTAAGGCTAGATAGGGCACGGCTAAGATGATTGACAGTATCCTATAGCGATGTGCTGGCGTAAGATCACGCACGGATAATACAGCCTCAATAGGCTTAGTGTAACGCTGCTTCACCGCAGTCTCACATACCAATGGAGCCTTGTACACACAAAGCACTGCGCCTTGGTAGATCACAACCTGATCACCAGCCTTAGCTTGGATATCATTTACACATGTCAACAGGTTATCAATCTCGATTGACAACTTCATGGAGTAACATCCTTTCGTACACGCGTACGTTGATAATGCAGTTCCTGTGCACCTAGCACAGCGAACCATCGTATTAACGCAGCGCGTGTAATACCAAGCACATGTGCCTCTGCATCTAGCAGTTCAATGTCATCGACATGAATGCGTACAGCCAATGGAGCACCGTGTGAGTTAAGGTTACGAATACCTCTACGGTGTTCTAATGGAATAGGACGCGGCACTGTGACTTTGTCAGTGGGATCGGATACATACGAACTCATTGTGGATACCTTATGTAGCTAAGAAACCCCACTGATAGGGACTACCAGTGGGGTTCTAGGCGGCGTGCCTTCGCTACTCGGGCCGCTGCGAGATGCCACGCATCTACGCCGCGTAGAGGGAGTTAGACCTGCTCCGCGCTGCCATCGGCAACGAGGTCATCCGCAGGCTTACCACGCTTGTCAGCGACAATCGTGTAAGTCAGGAATGGGCACGGCTCATTGGAGCCAGAGATCATGTCGAGCATCTTACGGCCGTTGAAGGTAACGGCAGAGATCGACTGACGGATGGAGGCAACATCGGTGCCGGGCTTGAGGACCAGGAACAGCTTACGCGGACCCTGCGTGCGCACCGGCTTCGCGGCGCCAGTGTCGTCAGTCTTCGGAGAACGAGCCATGTGTTATGAACCTTTGCTGTAGTAGGTGAGGTCTGTGCCTCATGAGATTGTATGTAGCAAGGCTAGGGCACATTGTCAATGAGAAATGTGCCCTAACGTATGTTAAGCCCCTCGGACCGGGTTACCGCGTGCCTGCGGGATACCCTGGTAATCCTCATGAGACACGTTCATGATAACATCCTGACCAATGAAGTCAGGCAGGTTGATGCGACGTGACGGCACGACACCGTGCATCTCACAGAACTTACGCAGACGGAAGCGGTTACGAGGCGTGTCTTCGAGAGGCTGATAGAAGTTCAGCGTCTCACCGTCGGCATTACCTTCCGTGTAGTCCGCAGGATACTGGTCAGGGCTGACGTAGTACGTAAGCACCATCATAGGCTTGCCACTCGACTTAGAGATGGCAGCTTCAACGCTACGCACTGACGCACGGTATTCACCCGTGGGCAGCGGAGGCGGCGCTTCGGCAGACGCAATGTCCTGCGAGTATTCATAGACAGAACTGATTTCAGTCATGGATGTTTAACTCTCTGTTGCAACAAGGCTTGTATAGTAGATCACGCAGCTTATGTCAAGCCATACATATGGTGCGGAGCTAGTGGTGTCAGCCACTAGATATGGGGTTACTTCGGTGCAGGCACAGGGTTAAAGCCATTCGCTTTCCATGCTTCATACCACTGTGTGATGCCATCACCTGTGCCGTTAACTTGGTTATACTGACATACGAACTTCGTAACCTTATCATCCATAAGGAACATGCGTGTTCGCATAGGACGTTTGATACCGTGGTTACGTGTGTAGATCAGTCGCTCACGTCCAGTGTCCTCGATGTGCCACATCTCACTGATCTTAGCGGGCAGCACTGTCGCACCTTGTCCACCAAGTGAGAGTGTAATCTCACTTAGCTTACCGTCATCGTCCATTGACTCACGATCGTGAGCAGTGAATATGCAATGACACTTGGTGTCAGATGCTACTCGCAGTACCATGGCACAGAAGTCAAGGACCATTGCAGATCGCACACCGTAGCCTGTCTGGCCCGGTGCTTCGATAGACGCACGGAATGTGCCACGGTTAGCCTTACCTGTACTGATACCATAGTACAATGCAAGCTGTCCGAATGACGTGAGACTATCTACGACAATGGTGTTTACACCTTGCTCTGCAATGAGCTTGAGCAAGTCCTTCTCAATGATACCTCCTTGTTTGAAGTTCTCTAACTGTGCAGGCTTGTAACCTGCGAAGTCAGCTACGAGGATATCCTCACTGCGACGCAGTGATGCTGTGCCAGCAGGATCAAACTGTAACCAGAGTTTCTTACCTGGGGCAGTAGATGCAAGGACAGTCTTGCCACATGCAGGCTTACCCCATAGTAACATGGTTAACAGTTCTTGTCTGTCGGCAGAGGATTGAACGGTGATGTTACCTAGTTGCATTGGTTAATCACCGGCCTTCTCCACCAATGGACTCCATTCTTCCTTAACCATCTCACTATACACTAGCTTCTGATCCTCTGGATCAGTAGCACATAGTGGAATGAATGCACAAGGACGGAAGTATCTGTTACACGAGTGCGTGTACTTCGGTGCGTTGATAGGATCATCTACGTGCTGTAGATGTAATCCTATTGTATGCTCTAGCCAACTGAACCAGCGTTCCTTAGTCCATGATGGACGACGGACCTGTTCAATGGCCATGCCATCAGTCATCATACGTGGTAATGGTATAGTCAGACCAATGACTAACGCACGTTCGACAGACTGACCGCACCACAGTGAGGCAGCTACACTGTAGCCTGTCACTTGATGTGACATCTCGAATGACATACGCCATGCGTCGTCTAGACGTGATGCAGTCTTGTTCTCTTGTACAATCAAAGCTCCATCACGGTCTGTGTGGAGTCCATCGACTCTACCTGTGTAGATGAACTCATGGATGAGATAGTCACCGTCATCGACGCATCCATATGCGCTAACTTTGATAGCAAAAGGGATCTCGATACCGACCCAGGCGGTAGGATCATTGACATCTTCAACCCAAATGGGATAGCGGCTACTGTCCCATCGCTGAACGTAATATAACAAGGATGTTTCGAGGTTAGTGTAAGTACGTCTCCTGTCATACATGTCATCGACGTATCCTGCGGTAGATAAACATTCCAATGCTGCATTACGCATGGATATGCTTAGGTCTAAGTCATTCCATCCTGCAATGATGGTAGCCCATCGCTGTACACCGAACAGACGGATACCATGGTAGTGCATGTGTGCACTTAGGCATTGACCTTGGATGTGTCCAAGCTGGATCAGCCTGATTACAGAGAAGCATTCATGCATAGCACTACCTGCTTCGAGCGCCATAGCACGGCCACCGCCGGGCATAGTCAGATGCTTAGAGTATCGAATGATACCCCATGTAGGACATGTGTTAGTGGCACTCAGCTTAGTGTAGTCGAATGACTCTAGCCTAGCTATGTCATCTGCTGTAGCCTTAACAATGTTAACCTTCTGCCATGGACGCATGGTCATTCTCTCCGTTCATTGAACTGTCCACTAGCCCAATCACCTACGAAGGTAAGCAGTTCATTGAGGCTACTAATGCGTTGGTTCGATGACTTCGTATCACCCGTTACGCTGACAACGTAGTTACCAACACGTGTCTGTCGAATAGATAGATAACCTGTCGCCGGCCTGGCAGGCTTAGGCACATCACGTGCCACGTGCATCACATCAGGTATCTCACGCTTCAACTTACGTTGAATATGTGTAGTAATCTCTGGTTCGGGATTACCGAGCAGATCATTCCTACTATTCATCACCTTCTCCTGTCAGTGTCGGATCACTACCCACACGGATAGCTAACTCCTTAGCACGCTTATGCAATGGCAATGCAGATTGCAGTTGCTTCGTAGCCATGATCGTGTGTGATTGATTATCCGCCATGCGATCCATGAGACTAGCCAGTGTCATGATCTGTTGCTTCATCGCATTGTGATCCTCTGCAATGCGTACAAGCATCTTCAACAAGGCCGGATGTATCTGTCCTGTTAACTCACGTTCGAGTAGAACAATATCACGTGACTTAGTGGACACTGTTATGTTCCTCTCCGATCGTTGCCTGCTGCACTGTCATAGTCAATTTCTGCATGAATAGATTACATGCGTCGAAGGACACAGGTGTACCTGCATCGGATAGATGCTTACGCAACTGTGCAATAAGCAAACAGTTAAGCCGAGCGGCGGCTAGAAACTGTGACGCAACTTCATCACTATCCGTAGGCAGCGTAGCCTGCATAACTACAAAGAGTTCAATGCTTGCATCTTCAATAGCATTGCCCTCGGCAGATACAACCTTCTTAACGAAGCTCTGATACAGACCTTCAGCCTGCTCCGCAGACTGTACCAGTTCCTGCATCACATGCTCAGGCACGTCATCAGTGTCAGTAACAATGCTCATTGCTCTGCATCCACCATTACTTGCAATGCAGCAAGACGTGCTGCGCGTTTCTCTACCTTGTCGATTGCTTTATCCAATGCTAGGAGTTCCTTCTCCATCATTGCACCTTCTTTAACAATCAACTCTCGTGTCTTACTGTCTTTGACAATCTGCTTCTGCTGCATGAGGTCCTCATGCTTCTTAGCAGATGCTAGTCTACGCTCACGTATACCCTTGAGGAATGCTTCCTGATCTGTAGGTAACATCTCAATGAATAGCTTACGTGACATAGCATTGTCATCGACATGGATCATAGCTTATGATTAGGCATACACTGTGCCACCTCCTTACGAGCATCAGCTAGTGTGGCCGCCTCACCCTTGAATACCTGCGGTGACAGTGTAATAGTCACAGACCAGTGCCATAGCTTCTTAGTCATATCATATGTGATAGACCATTCAGCATTGCTGCGACGACCACGTTCTGACTTAGGCTTAACTGATACTAACTGCATTGGAATGACTGCCACGTCATGATTACTCCGTTATGATCTATAGATCATAGCATTAGTGAGAGGTTAAGTCAAGTGGCGCAGCTCTGACAAAGAGCATAGGCATGTGTGGCGTAGGCGACGCAGCACCTAATCGTGCAGCGATACCATTCCATGCTTCAACAGCAGCGCATCTATGCTCACGCAGTGGGCCTTGTGCACCACATGCAGCGTTAATACATTGTACAGCCCACGGTTTACCGAACCGTTCGATCGTTGTCCTATCGCTACAGAAGAAGCAGTTAGCTTGTGTCATGGACGTTTCCTCCTGCACTACCACATGATGTAGAGTATCAATATACTATACGCAACAACGATGATGCCAATGGCAGTAGTCAATGTGACTAACACGTTATACATCGAACTTCTCAATGTATCTGTTAGCTAGCTTAGTAACATTGTCAGCAATGATATCACGCAGCGTGAAGCCATACGCATCCATCAGTAGATGGAGGTAGAACATTACGTCACCACATTCTTCACGAATGTTAGCTGGTGACAGCAGACGCTGCTTACCGTAGAGTTCTTTCTTGTGTGCATCGAGTATCTCTGCTGCTTCAGTCGATAGACCAATGGCTGCGTGTAGACCACGCTGCCAGTTGTGAGACTTGTTTGGAACAGAGACAAAGCGATTGTCTCTGTTAGCCATGATGGACTGCATATGGTCGGGAGTATTCTCCACTTCCTTATGGAACTTACCATACGCTGCAATAAGCTCATCGAGTGTCATGTCTGACACACGATGTGCAATGTCCATAGCTTCGTCTTTGTGCATTAGCGTTTGTCTTTCAATCGTAGAATAAGGATAAGCATACCATAGATTTCCTCTACAGTATGTGGACCTTCTACTAACTCAGATGCAATGAGTTTGCATAGATCGAGTTCATCCATCTTGGATGATACAGTGTAGTCAGAGGACATTACGTTGCCTCCTTACCAACGGCACGCCATGTAGCACATGAGTCACCATCATTCTCACGCATCCCTGCGTCAGTATCGACGTAAAATTGTGGAAGATGATGCTGTCCCCATGTACATGCGCCCCAATGGGCAGGTGATGCACTATTATCACGCAGCCACCAATGGCAGCTACTGCATTGTTTCTTATCCATGTTACGCACTCTCCTTAACAATGATACCGCTCTCACTATGAATGATGTGCCGCCATCCACCAAGGCGTTGTGCAACTATCTCACTATCTTTGATGCTATCAAACGATAACACAAAGTCCTTCCATCCACCATTGGCATCACCGTGGTGTCCTTGGAATAGCAGATACAGTTTCATCCATGCTTCCTTCATATAAGGTGCCACACCTTACCGACGTTACCACTCAGTGTAGCGTTGCTCTACATTGTTTGCAGCAATGGAGCATAGGTGGTCAGGCGAAGGGGAAACCCCGTCGGTCATTCTGTCCTGTTGCTACTTCAACAATACACTAAGCCTGTGCTGGAAGCCAGCACTTTCTGACTTACACTCCTTCTCAATAATAGCCGCTGCCTCTGTCAGTGAGCAACCGAACTTGGTAACAAGTAGGTTAAGCACTTTAGCTTCAACGATACGTGAAGGGTTAGCTACATTCTGCACTACTACATTGGTAACAGTGCTATCATGTAGCAGATGCTTGCCTTTAATATCAGGCATGACAGATGCTAGCTCTGTGAGCAGCTTCTCACGTGCGATCTTAGCACGATCCTCTGCACTATCAGCCGCCATCTTTGCGATAGCATACTCTTGTGCAGCAGCATCGAGTGGATCATTGGCTTTGAGCAGCTTCGGTCCGCACTTGGAACCGATACCATTGATTAGCTTATCAATGGATACTTGGCATTCAGCATGGTTCATTGTCTTATCCTTCATCAGTGGTCTGCGCGGGGAGACTCGAACTCCCACGTCTCACGACTGTAGATTTTAAGTCTACTGCGTCTACCATTCCGCCACGCGCAGAAAGAGTAGCCATGTATTACATGGCTACGTTGTAGTTAGAAGGGGATGTTGCCGCCATCAGCGATGGATGCCTGCGGACCAGCAATCATGCTACGCAGAACCTTAGTCCGGTTCTGCACTTCATACAACATGATCCATCCATCGACAGCAGCTTCAAGCTCAGCAGCCTTGAAGGTGATACTACCCTTAGCTAGATACTTGTGTGCAGTCCACGATCCACCATCGCTGCCACTGTAGCTGAGGTCCACATCCTGTGAGTATTCACCTATTCCGTTGTCAGCCAGGACTTGGCGGCAGCGTTCGTGCTGCACATTCACATGCTCACGGAGCATGTGTTCAAACATGAGATGCTTGTCCATTGTATTACCCTTTACTGTTGTAGTTTAACAACGTCGATTGTATCTGGCCCTTCAGTCACACGTTCTATGTCGCCAGTATCATAGAGGTGTATGTATGTGTGATACGCAGTCTCTGGTGAGCCTGCTATCCACACTAACCAACCGTTGTCAACGCGTTTAGTCGTCAACAACTTTGTTGATTGGATGGTTAGCCTGATTATAGGCGTCATCTACTTGTGCTGCCATGGTTTCTGCTACACCACGTGAGTAGCCACACGCTTGTAAGAAGCGTGCTGGCTTGAAGTTAGCTTGCGTCCTTCGCAGTTCTACTGCAAAGCGTAGCAAGGCTACGCGGACAGCAGGACGGTGCAACGGCTCGGTGCGCCACCATGCTGCGAGGTAATCGTAGTGACGTTTAGCAAACAGTGTGCCACTCGGCATGTCCCTTCCTCCATTGTCTGTATAGTATATCAGTGTGTGATGCTTAAGTCAAGCATCTCACGAAGCTGTCGCCAGCCATAGAAATTGTTACTGCGTGTGTCATGCGCAGTGAGTGGCGTAGCCTGATGCTCGAATGGAGACATATGCTGTTCAGTAAGCAAACGCTTGTACAGTTCTTCATCTGCTTGCATATGCGTAGGTGTCCCGTCATGTAGACGATAGGATACACGAGCACATCGTGCTACGCTTAGCGTCTTAGAGATGGTTACACCATACTCTACTTGTTCTTCGTCACTGACGTATGGCAGATGCCATTGTCCTGGCGTAAGTAGCCTCGGCTCTGACGCATCCATTGCATCCTTCATAGCCTTAGCTAACGCTTGCATCTCTGGCTGAGCAGCAGGATGTAAGCGTAGCTTGAAGAAGTTATCCCATTCTGTAGCGGTGACGCACACACGGATGTGTGAGTAAGGTTCAATGATACGGTTAACAATCTGTTTGTGTGTTCCAATATCATCGAGCCTACGTGCACGTATGATTGCTTCATTACGCGCAACTTTCCATTGTATCTGTGCCCATTCCTTCCCTGACTTATTCAATTCCTCCTGTGCTTGCATACCTTTCATATTCTTGCCCCAGTAGACAAGTTCTACTGGGTTAGCAATGATATCCTGTATCAGCTTCTCCGTTGGAATAGCGCGTGAACTAGACGCATTACGACTGAACATGCGGTGAGCCATGAACTCTGCATGGATGAACCGTGGATAGTATAGACTAAGTGTAGTAATACGCTTGCCGGCTTCACTGATTGAGTCAGCGATGATATCTGCTGTTATCATGTTAGTATCCTTGACGAATGGCACATGCTACACCGAGTGTATACTCGGTGAACTGTTGCATATCCAATGCAACATAGAAGTTGTTAACATTCATGTCATCTTGCCAGATGCCACGCTTGTTCAGTGTGTAGATTATCCACATCACTTCACCATCTCATTCAATTCCTTCTTCACTCTACGCGCCGTTTCACCACGCCATGTAGTGGCATTGGATAGGAAGTAGATGATGATGCTCTTAGCAGAGTCAGCACCGTAGTTGTCTGTAATAGAATACAGATCACGCATCGCATCCAGGTATGGAACAGCACCGAAGTAGGGCTTCTTCCAATCAGCACGTATCTCACGTGCAATGGTGCAGATAAGCCGAGGCTTGTTGCTCTGTGTGTCAGTAGTCATCTTCAATGTCCTCCGTTGTCTCATAGTAACTGTCGGCAAATATCTCTGCACGGTAGTGTTCATACTTCCGAGACTCACATGAGTCACAGATGAAGCAGCAGAAGATACCGCGTGCGTCGTATAGCTCACGGCGTGGTAGGCCAGAGTCACATGAACATGTCTTTGACATCAGAACGGTCCTCCCCTCTCTGCTTCATCAGCACATGTGTCACATTGATAGCCCAATGCTACGTCAGCAGCCGTGAGTGTGTTCTCACGTTCACAGTTAGGACATGGATGTATCCGTGGGTTACGCTTCGACGCAGCGCGGAGTGATGAACGTCCGCCAGGATCAGCGAATGGTGTCTGATAAGCAAGATCAGGGTCACCATCATATTCGTAGTCTTCATTGAAGTATCGTTCGTCTATGTCATCATAGACAATCTTACCATCAGGCTTACGAGCCATGACATACCTCATGCGAAAAGCCCCGCAGTGTGTTACCACTACGGGGCTGTTATTGTGTTAACTTGTGTTACATCTTGCGTTCCAGAGTGAACGGCACGCGGAGGTGACAGAGCACCGTGGCGATCAATGCCTCATGGATGTTCTCATCCTCCGGCGGCATGGTAACGACGAAGCTAAAGGTAGCCGCCGTGGCCGCCGCCATGATGGACTCGACAAAGTCCTTCGCCTCTCTCAGACCGTGCAGGGTATGAGAACCGTCCAGGGTATGAGAACCGCTACCTCCCCAAGCACGCGCAATGATGCGAACTGCCTTGATGGCATTGATCTTACGCGCTGCGACGAAATACTTGTGTTCAAGGATAACCGTGTATTCATATACATCTGGCGCAACCGGCGTAACATACGCCGTATACGGTGTGTTCATTGTCTTTCCCTTCTGTGTTCACAACACCTTCTGCGATGTTGTTTGAGTAATGTATCATAGATACATTGTTAAGTCAAGTCACTGTGTCGATGACTGTTAGATCATCGACATAGTGTACTAACTAAGCATCGACCTTATCATCAAGCAATTCCATTGCCTGATTGTGTGTCAGTCGCATGGTTGAGAGGATCAACCTGTGTCGGAACACGAATGTTCCTGCCTGACGTGGATGTGTGAAACACATGTTAGCAGGCACAGGCTCATACAATCCTTTAGCATTGCATGTGTAGCCTGCTTCGCGTGCCTTATCCATTAACCTTTGTGTTATCTGCATTACTGTGTCTCCCTTCTCTAAGCATTTGTATAGTAGAACAATGTTTACGCTATGTCAACATAGTGGATACCACTTTACCCTGTCAGGGACCGTGTGTTCGGCACACTGCCGCAGCAGATAAGGTAGCCTTATCAACGGGTTATCGTGGATACACTTAGCTGCTTTCAAGCCGCTCTATGTGGCTCGGTGAGTGTGTTAAAGATAATGAACGCATACAACGTGTGTGTGTGTGCGTGTGTGTGTGCTTAACACATGTTAAGCCATGCGATAGGCAATAAAAAACCCCCACGGTTTGCACCATGGGGGCGGATTGTCTGTTAGTTTAACGCTTCTAAGGCTTCTTCCAGCGATGCAAGCGCGGCCTGCATTGCATCCACTACCTCATCATACTTGGCCGCTGTATCATCATTGTCAGAGTCTGCCAATTCTTCCGCCCTTACCAGGACGCTCTCGGCTTTGGCAATCAATGCCGCAATCTGTTTCCGCATAGGCTATCCCCTTTGCAGTAAATAACCCCACGGCGTGAACCGTGAGGGCTTGTTGTAGTTAGGCGGTAGCAGTGAACGGATCGCGGATTGCGTCATGCAATTCGTCACTGACTCGCACGGCGTCAGCCTTGGCGGCGTCGTTGAGAACAGTGGCGAACATGGAGCGCAACGCGTTTCCCGCATTGTCATCATGCACGGCGTCCACAATCACGCCACGTAGGAAGTCTGCATCATTGACCGCCATGTTGGTCAGGATGGCGTAAAGCATGTTGCCAATGCCTTCCTTGCCTTTGGTATCCTTGGCCATGGCAGGAAGTACGGTATGCTTCCCATCGGTAGCCAAGCTAGTGAACGCCTTAGTCAGCAACTCCGGCGCTGCGGTAGCTGTCACGGTAGCTAGTGACGGAACGCCATGCGGATCAGCCTTAGCATTGCTCTTGCTATTCGCACGATCACGCTTGGCTCTCACTTCCTTCACGCTCAGCCACGCGGCCTTGTTATCAAGGAAGGCGCTGATCGACGGTGTGAACGGCAGGGATACAGCCTGGACAGGCTTTTTCGTCTTATCCTTACCTAGCACAACATCACGCTTTGTGCCGAACGCCACCACCTTCAAGGTGCCATCCTCTGTTTTCTCAATCATGGACCATTTATCATTACCGCCGACATAGGCGTGGGCCGGAATCAGGCACAAGTTAAGGTCAACTTGCGCTCCTACAGGCGACCCAGCGTAGTGTCGCTGGCAAGCCCACACTGCGAAAGCTAGTTCCACGGTCCGGCCCCAGTTGGTCCTCACCTTGCCGGCCAGATATTCGTCATCCTGCGCTTTCTCTGGGATAAACGAGAGCATGACTTCCGCCGACTTCCAGACCCTGCGGACTTCTTCGCTTGTAAAGAACGCTTCTGGCGTATGCTTCCGCAAGGTGTCATACTCCCCGCCTTGCGGCAGTAGGTCATTTGCCAGTATGCGCGCGAGGCGAAAGCCAGCGTGACCTTTCGCGCCCTCGGCTTTGTCATCATGCTTGGCGCCGGCTTTCCAATCTTCCACAATGCCATTGATTTCAGCATTGTAGTCGTAAGCCGGCGCATTGTTACCGCTATCTGTGGTAACAGTAGCGGTAACCGTTGTTGTCTTCTTAACCATGTTAAACATTCCCTATTCTATGCAATGGACGCCAGTAAACAACGCAATCGCTTGCGTTGTTCTAGCAGTCCTATGCAATTGTCAAAGAGCGGTAGGCTGTTAGACACATCGTCCAACACGATTTGGTTTATAGCACGTCGTTGGATGCTAAGTCAACTCACATGCAACGCATTGATATTGTTCACACATTCAGATGCTGTCTGGACATACATGCTGCATATACAATGCACACATTGTTAACAGTGCTAACTGAACAGCAGACGATGCTAACAGCGGTAGCAGTCAGTAACAGCACACGCGCACGCAAGCGCAGCATGGTGACGACGGCAGTAGGTCGATGCGGCCTGTCCATTGCCTACGGTAGCCCGTTACCACAATGCGCTTATATGCCCATGGTTGGTATCCATTGGGTCAATGCTATTGACCTATCGTAGTAGGGCAATATGGTTGACCTAAACCTGGGCGACCCTTAACACACGTTAAGCCCTGGCCATGGCCTATGCCATTGATATCATTGACTATTCTAGTCCGCGGCCCTTTGCCGCACGAGACACTGCTACATGTAGCTACATGCTGTCACACGCTACGCCATGCGCTGCGAAAGGTGCCGGCACTCCATGCAATGGCCCCCCCTCATTGCGTGATCCCAAAGCGGGGGTATTGTGCACAGCGTCGCTGTGTGTGGTTATGTCGATAGCACGTGTTTACACGCTGCGTAGAATAGCCATTGCCACTGCTACAGCAGTCGCCACTGCTCCATCACATAGATGCTCCCATCTGTGCTGTACTGTAGTACTGTACTGTAGTACTGCTATTAGCGTAGTAGTGCGTACTGCTGTGCAGTGTTGTAGCTGTACATAGTGCGGTAAATGTGATATATATGTAACAGGGTAGAGAGAAACGGAGGCGCCTCCTTTGGAGTCGCCCCTATAAGTCATTGATATTCCTTATTGTCTGTAGTACTGTACAGTACGATGTATTATTAATAAGACTTGACAAGACGCACCCCGTAGGGCTATGCCTCATAGAATGAGGGTGGTGGCAGGGTGGTTGAGATATATACATACGCACACAATAGTACACAGTACTACTCCACCACACTACAATGTACTCATATACAACACAGGTGATGTATGTCCTTCGGCGCTCCCACTGTAACTGGTTACAGTCCATTCTACAGCAGCACTGCTGGCATTGCAGGTAGTGGTAATGATGTGTCGTACAATGCGATGCCTCGCTTCGGACGTAGCAGCACTGAACGTGCCGCATCTGCCGCACTGGTGCGTAAAGGCTTCCGTGCTATGCGACGGTCTATCCTGTCCTTAGTCGGTGCTGCACCTGGTGGCTCTGCCGCAGAGTCGTACAGGCGCATCCAAGCACAGACGCCATTCAACTCGTTGACATACGGCGGTGCACGTACTGTTGAGACGCAGACGCTTGCAACTGGTGTTACTACATCTGCGATGGAAACGTACGTCGAGAACATTATCCTTCGCAATGGACTCTATACTACAGTAATCAACTACCCTGTTGACCTAGGCGGTAACGGTGGTGGCAGTAAGGTAGGTCGATAATGACTCCACAGGAGACACATGCTGCTGTAGTATCACTGCTACAGCAGCAAGGCTTGCCAATGACTACGGCTAACTTGAACCGTGGCATGTTGGCATTAGCACAGAATGACATGAATGTAGAAGGTGTGGCACTGCCTGCGGTTAACCGTAGCATGGATCGTACAATGGGCGCATCGCAGCAAGCTGCATCACCGCAACAGTTGCCGACGCCTCCTATTCCTCCTACACAACAGCCGCCTACTATTCCACAGGACTCATTGTTAATGAGTCCTGTGGAATAG